GAAAGACCGACAAATAAAACTACTGATTGCACAACTTGAACCAATGGTCAAGAATCTAAATGATGCTTCAGTAGTTGTTCCTTTAATAAAAGAATATCTTGAAATATCTGTAAAGAACGATGACGCATTAATTAAGTTAGCAGCAATCGTACAAAGATTAATGAAAGATAACAACAATGAAGGTGGTGGTCTATTATTAAGTGACGAAGAGAAACGACAACTAATGGATGCCATAGACGAGGTAGAAAAGGACCTACCTGTCAAAGGAGACGAAGATGAGTAATCTTTATGGACTTGTAACAAAGATAGAGTTAGTAGACAGTGATGGTGACCAACTACATGGAATAGAAGTAGCCATAAAAACCTCGACAGGGTCTTCACTAACTACAGAAATCGTATACCCACTTGACGTAAATATCAAAAGAGTTCCCGTAGTAGGTGAACTTGTTTATTTAGTAAAAGGTAAAAGTTCAGATAGTAAAACGAGTGGTGGTGGAAGACGATATTTTTATATTACAAGTAATTCACTACAACACAATATAAACCACAACGTACTACCAAAGTCAATAACCGCATCAAAAGGTAAAGGTGGTTCGGGTGGTTACTCCGAAGCAGCAGCAGGTAATCCTGAATCCAATAACGAAAAAGATTTTGAATTTCAAGCAGGTTTTGATGAAGTAAAAGACTTATCAGGACTTCAACCATTTAGTGGTGATGTTTTGATAGAAGGTAGATATGGTCAATCAATAAGACTTGGTCATACACCGTCAGGAGCAGGTACATCAAAAGACCCAAGTTGGAGTGGTGACCCAACTAAACCAATAACAATAATTAGAAACCATCAAGAAGAAGGTGGTTGGAATAAATTTGTTATTGAAGATGTTGATAAAGATGATTCGTCAATTTATTTAACATCGGGACAAACTGTAAAATTATCAACACCAAATTCTTTACCACCAATATCTGCGACAAGTGGATATAGTGATAAAGGTATCTTCATGAATTCAGGTAGAATCCATTTGAACGCAAGAGATGAATCAATTATATTATCATCTAAAGATAATCTTGCTATTAGTACAAGTGGATATAAGTTGTTACTAAATGAATACTTAGATGACTTATTAGAGATATTAAAAATAATTGCAGAAGGAAAGTATCCTACACCCGTAGGTCCTACAGGTCCGTTAGCACCTGCAGTATCTAAAGTAGCAGCACTGAAGAGTAAGATTAGTCAATAGGAAGTTACAATGCCTTTAATAAAAGCAAATTTAAAAAACGATATATTAAGTATTTTTGATGCGGTGGATGATGGAACCACATATGAATCCGCAGCAGAAACAATCGGTGAGGCAATTATTTCCTATTCTAATCCAATAATATATGCAGTCAATGGTAAATCACCAATGGACCAATCATTCAAAGCAAATCTTGCTACAAGTGCAATACCAAGTGCACCAAATGGTAAATTTATGTTAATGTTTGCAGATTGGTTAGCAGCATATACTGCTCAATTCCCCGCGGGGATGATAGCAGCAGGAGCAACAGCAGCGACTCCACCAGCAGGATTAGCAGCGTTAAAGATAACATTATTAACTATTTGGGGGACTCCCGTGAGTCCAATACCAAATTCAAGACAAATATTTGCAACTAAGTTTTCAACTGCTGTTGACGTGTATATGAGAACAGGAACATACACAATTGGTACAGTAGTTTCACCTTGGTCGTAATAATAATTTATGTTAAACATATTTATATAAAAACAAATACAATTATGGACACTAATAAATTTGTAAAAGCGTTAAAACTCTTGATAAAAGAAGAGGTTCGTAAGGAAGTTGAAAAACAAAAAACAACTATCAGAGAATCTGTTATTAAAGAGATGAGTACGCCTCAAACTAAAACTCAAAGTAAAAAACCAAAAGTCAAGTTTAAGAGTAACAAGTTTTCTGACTTGTTAAATGAAACAGTAGACACTTGGGATACTATGGGTGGACAAACCTTGACATCACAACACGCTCAAGGTATGGACAGACAAACCATGGCATCGATGATGGGTCTTAGTAACCAACCAACACAACAATCAATGATACCACAGACTGATTCTGATGGTAGAGAAGTTGATGTAAACGCAGTGATGAACTCAGGTGTTGGTCAAGCATTAACAAGAGACTATTCTCAGTTAATGAAAGCAATAGATACAAAGAAGGGTAGAGTATAATGTCAAGAAAACGTGAAGAGAAAAAGTATCATCCATTAGACCTACAGAAAAATGTAGGTGTGGGTATCCCACTACCATTAGGTGGTGTACCTATTTTTGCTACTACATTCACGACAGAAGAACAGGCAATATCCAACTTAAAAAACTTATTATTAACAAGAAAAGGGGAAAGACCGTTTCAACCATTATTTGGAACCGATGTCCCATCTTTCTTGTTTGAGAACATAACAAAAAAATTACTTGACAACCTGAGAGCAGGGTTACAAAAGGATATAGAATTTTGGTTACCCTACATTCAAATGAAAGAGATTATAGTAGATGATTTACCCAATGAGAACAGAATTAATATTTCTTTTTCGTTTTCTGTAGGAGAAAGTGGAGCAAATCAGATAATTATATTAAACGTAGACGAACAGGGTAGTCTTTCAATCGCATAGGGTTAGAATATGGCAGACAAAATAAAAAAGGAAGTAAAACTTTTAGGAAGAGATTTTGGAGAAATAAGAAATAATCTTGTTGACTTCACAAAAACTTACTTCCCTCAAACATATAATGATTTCAACGAATCATCGCCGGGGATGATGATATTGGAACTTGCGTCATATGTTGGTGATGTACTTTCTTATTATACTGATGTTCAGTTAAGAGAATCTTTATTAGAAGAAGCACAGGAAAAGAAAAATATATTTACGATTGCACAAGCAGTAGGATATAAACCAAAACTAAATGTTCCTGCTACAACAACACTAAGTGTTTTCCAAATCGTACCATCAATAGGTAGTGGTGATAGTGTAAGACCCGATTGGAGATATGCACTTACAATCAAAGAGGGAGCGACTGTAACAGCAGAATCAAACGGTGAAGTTGAATTTAGTACAAATCAAAAAGTTAGATTTAATTACTCATCTTCATTCGACCCTACTGAAGTTTCCGTTTATCAGATTAACGATAACAACAACGAACCAATTAAATATCTTTTAAAGAAGTATGTAAAAGCAACAAGTGGTAAAGAAAAGACACAAACTTTTACATTTGGCGCCCCAAAGATATATGACAAAATTAGATTACAAGACGAAGACGGTCTTATAGATGTAATCAAAATATCCGATGATGACGGTGAAGATTGGACAAAGGTAGATTACCTTGGTCAAGACACCGTATTCGAAGAAACTCCAAACACTGAAGAGTACTCATTAGAGTATTCAGCATATAGTTCTGATACACCTTCGTTACTAAAATTAAAAAAAGTACCGAAGAGATATATTACAAGAGTATCAGATGAAGGTGAAATACATATTCAGTTTGGAGCAGGTATATCTGCAAACGCAGACGAAGAACTACTTCCAAACCCTGACAACGTTGGGTCTGCATTATATAATGCGAGTGGTAACCTAAATCAAGGTTTAGACCCATCGAACTTTCTGTATTCTAAAACATATGGAGTGGCTCCTGCTAACCAAACACTAACAGTTAGATATCGAGTAAGTAAAGGTGTATCTGATAACGTTCCAAGTAATGACTTAAATCAAATTGCGAACGTTGAGATTGAAACATCAAACTTAGGTCTCGATACAGCACTATTCAACCAATCAAGAAACTCAATTGCAATGAATAACGAAGCAGCAGCAGTTGGTGGTAAGTTCGAAGAGACAGTTGAAGAAGTAAGAGAAAATGCAAAAGCATACTTTGGAGCACAAAACAGGTCAGTAACAAGAGAAGACTATGTAGTTAGAACTTATGCAATGCCACCACAATTTGGTTCGGTAGCAAAAGCATTTGTCGCTCCTGATTTCCAAATACAAACAATATTAGATGACGCAGGAAAACCAATACCAAATCCACTTGGTCTAAACTTCTATGTATTAGGATATGATGCAAATAAAAAAATTACAGAACTAAATACCGCAACAAAACAAAACCTTGCGAATTATTTATCGTTCTATAGAATACTTACAGATGCGATTAATATCAAAAACGCATACATTGTAAATATAGGAATCGATTTCGAGATAGTAGTAAAACCAAATTACAATTCAAATGAAATACTTTTAAAATGTATAAGTAAATTAAGAGATTATTTCAAAGTAGACAATCAACAAATAAATCAACCGATATTATTGTCGGATGTATATGTCATGTTAGATGACGTGGACGGTGTACAAAGTGTTGTAAGACCTGATAAGGACGGACTTGGTGGATTACAAATTTCCAACAAGTACGGTGGAACCTACTCACCGAGAAGATACGACATGAAATACGCAACGAGAAATGGTGTAATCTATCCACCTAAAGACCCGTCTATATTTGAGGTTAAATATCCTGATACAGACATTAGAGGTAGAGTGGTACCATTATTTTAAGAGGTGAAAAATGATATATAGAATATACCCAAATAAAGACAACACTATCTACGAGAAGGACAACCTAAAACTTCAGAATACAGGTAAAGACCAAATTCTCGAAGTAGGTAAGTTCTATGGTGATGACAACATAACATTTGTTGGAAACAGTAGAATACTTCTTGGTTTCGATTTGACACCAATATCATCCTCTGTAGCAGACGGAACAATCACGTCACCTCAATATAGATTAAGATTAGAAAATATAGAAAGTTCGGAACTACAAGACGACTTTGATTTATTCGTATACCCACTAAAAGAATCATGGAATGAAGGACTTGGTCAGTTTAATGATTCACCAAAGAGTGAACACGCATCAAATTGGGTGTTTAGAATCAGTGGTTCAAGATGGGATGTAGATAACTCTACAGTAGGAAAAGCAGTAGATGTAGATACACTAAACTCATTAAACGCATATTACAACTTCGCAGGAAGTCTTGGTAACTTTGAATTAGTTGACAAGATAAAAGGTTCAAACGGAGATGACCCATTACTATTTGTATCAGGTGGTAGATTGATTATGTCAGCAT